CTGTTGGATAATAGATGTGATATGGTAAAGTGTCCAAGTTGCCTGAACCATCACCAAGGTCTGCCCTACATTCAACAGTTGCAGAAATTGCATTGTTGGTCTTGTTCTGTGCATCAGTAGACAGACCATTGGTGCAAATAGCATAATCAAAAATGATTATGATTGGTTTGCCTGTCACAGTCTTTCCAACAAAGGCAAAGTTTTCAAAGTAGTCACCTGCTTCAATCTTTGGTTTTGATTCCAAAAGGTTGAAATCAGAATCCTGTGAAGTTCCTGTCTGTGCAAAAGTCAGGTGCTTCATAAGGTCACCAGTCAATTCAGCAAAGTTGACTTCCATCTGTGCAGTTTCACCTGTCTTGATGTCAGAAATGCCCTTTGTCTTGACATTGACACCATCAATTTCAGGGTCATAGATTTCAGGTGTGATTGTCACCTTGGAACCACCCTTTGTTGCACCATAAAGGGAATCATTGAAGTTCCAAGAAGTGCCTGAATACTGAAGACCAACATGAATGGTTCCTGCACCAAGAAGAATCTTTTCAGGTGTTCCAGTAGAAACCCCATGATTCTTCACAGAAGAATAATCTTTCATAATTGTCACCAGTCCTTTCTTTCCTGTGTTTATTCATTGACTGTGTAATGTTTCACAGTCAGGTTGATTTGCATTCTTTTCAAATTGTCATCCCCTGTGGGAACAGGAAATGCATCTGAATAAAAAATTGCAACACCTGAAGAATCTTCCAGTGTTGCAAGATGTCCACTAATCTGTGGAAATGTACTTTTAATCAGTTCCTTTGTCTGTTCCAGTTCCAACCAAGTTCCTTTTGATGTCCCTGTCAGGATGAAGGTGGATTCTTCCAAACCTTCTTCATCCATTGGTGTGGTTTCTGAATATTCGCCAATCCAATATGGATATTGAACTTTCTTGTTCCACATCATGAAACTGTATGGAATCAGGTCAGACAGGATTGTGTTTATATGTGACAAACAATTTGTTTTCATAAACTACCAAACCGCCTTTCCGCTTCTTTGATGATTGCATCCTTCAGGGATGTAAAAGCATTAAACAATGCCCTGTTTGGTGTCTTTCCAAGTGTGAAATGTCTTTCACCTGATTCATCCGTATAGACCCAACCACCTTTTCTTCCATCACCTTCCAAGGCATATTCACCTGTTCCAAATTCTTCCCATATTGCATTTTCATAATTGGAACCAATGTGAACTTCCATTGCAGATTCATCAACTGCATGTTCAAATGAACCTTTGGTCTTTCCTGTCCTGACCCTTGAATTCTGTTGTGCTTGTGATTGAACTTCACCACCAACTTCTTCAAGGAAGGCAACTGTTTCTTCATTCAATTTTTGTTTCACTTGGATGCTGAAGTCCTGAAATTCAACTGACATTCTGACCACCACCCACAAACTTCAGATAGAATTCCCACTGATAATGCAATTCCATAGGGTCATCCACAAAAGTGATGTCATACACACTTCCATTGACCATCAGTCTTGCAACATCAGGTGTCACTTCAGTGATGAACACAATGTCACCATCCTGTTTCTGAAGTTCTTTGGTTGTGGGAATCCAAGTATATCCTTCAACTGCTTTTCCTGCATCAAAGTCTGCAATGAACACATGTGTACTTTCCTGAACCTTTGCATTGAAATTTCTGAAGGATGCTTCACCACCCATCATGTCAATCCAACCATTGAATTCAAGAACTGTTTTCCAAGAAGGAACATCTTCACCAATTGCATTCTTTGTTGAAGTCTTGATTTGCAGGTATACAGTTGTGTTTCCACCAATCTTCTTCATGTCAGAACTTTGCCTTTTGGAAAGGCTTCAAGAAACCAAGCAGGGAAACAGGATAACCCATGACCTGATTTGAACTGTCCATGTTGAAATAGGTGGTGGAATGTCTTGAAATAGATTCAGACTGGATTCCAACCTTGTCCCTTCCAGTGACTTCCCACTTCATCAGATTGATGACACCCTGCACAATTGCATTTGGATATTCAATCTTTGTCACCAACTGACATTGATGGTCAAACACATCTTTGTCCAAGGTCATTGTTCCATTGTCTTCATCAATTTCTGTAATGACATAAAGACCATCATTGACTTCAGACTGTGAAATCTGAATGGTGTCACCTACCTTCAAGAAGGCAGATGAACCATTCAGTTTGTTTCCAGTAGTAGATGCCTGAAGTCTGACATTCCTGTTCTGAAAGTTGTTGTTGGTGTATGCCCTGATGACTTCTTCAATTCCATCCAAAGTCATCTTCAGGGCATCATCAGACATTCCAGTGAAATCATTTGGACATAAGGTCTTCAATCTTTCAACTGAAATAATCATCTTCCAACCTGCCTTTCTTATTTCACTTCATAGTTGTCAGGATGATTCTTGAACCAGTCAATCATCACAGGATTTGTCACAGTTGCAGTTCCGTTTGAAAACTGAACACCACCTGCACCAATTCCACAGAAATTCTTGTTCTTCTTAACTGTCACAGTGACACCCTTGACTTCCTTTGTTTCCTTTGTTTCTTTTGTTTCCTTTGTTTCTTTTGTTTCAGCCATAATTCTTCACCATTTTCCTTTCTGAATCTGAAATGAAGAAGTGGTGGACATAATATCCACCACTTCAAAGTCTGCATCAATTACTGAATCTTGATGTTACGAAGAACACCTGCATGCTGAGTATTCTTCAGAACAGTTGCACCAACCATTTCAACATCTGCATCATGTACTGCTTTACCTTCAGAATTGAAGTCAGGAAGATACTGGTCAATTACAGAACCACCTGCAAGACTGATTCCATGGAATCCATCATTGACATCAAACTTGACTGCATAGATGTCAGTCAAACCTGTCTGTGCCTGACTTGCAATTGTTCTGTTTGCAATCTTGACAACAGGTGTTGCAACTGCACTTCCCTGATTTACAGTGTAGTGATTCTGAAGGTCAATAAACTTCACACCATCAAGGGAAAGAACCTTTCTTCCAAAGGCTTCTTCACTTTCTGTCTTATATCCAAGGATTCTTGCAACAGTCTGAACCTTGGAAATCATCTTTGTGTTCATGATAAGTGCATCCGCTTCAGTTGAATTCACAAGAAGTGATAATGCTTCATAGAATTCATCAGCATTTGCTTTAAGACTATTGATAGTTGAAAGGTCAATCACACCAGTTGCACCATATTCAGTTGTAGTTCCTGCAAGCATAGAATCAAGACCTTCAAATTCAGGATGGTCTGTTGCAGATGTACCTGCAAGGTCACCATTGATAAGGGTGTAATGGAAAAGTGAAACAATTGCTTTGATGTGTTCTTCAATCTGATAAGCCATATTATCAAATCCACCTGCAACCTTGTTCAGAACCCTGTCCATTTCAACCTTGCCACCCATGATTGCAAGGGATGCTTCAAATTCCTGCTTGGTTGCAACAGAACCTGTGTATTCACCATTCACCTTTCTGAATTCAGCAGTTGCAGGAAGAACCTTGCGAAGATACTTGTATTTCATTGTGGAACCACCGCCCACAGAAGGAGAAACACAATCATCAAACTGAAGGTCTGCAAGAATTGCAGAATTGCGAAGAAAGATGTCAACAATCTGACCAAACACCTTGTCAGACATACCCTTTTTGATTTCCTCTAATGTCATAGCACTCATAATTTATCACCTTATCCTTTCAAAATTGTGATTTATTTTGTTTCACTGGTATCTGATTCATATTTCTGTTTCAGTGCTTCTGCAAGTGTCTTTGGTTCAGAACCACCTTCATTTCCATTGTTATCAGTTTCCAGTTTTCTTTCATCCACTTGTTTACCACCAGTGGAAGTGGTTTCAAACTGTGCAGGGAACTGTGTCTTCAGTCCTGACATAATGTCTTCCAAACCTTTGATGTTTCCATTGTCATCAAGTTTGATTCCATCAGGATGTGATTCCTTCAACTTGAATGTCAAATAGTCAACATCTTTTGCCTTTGCTTCAAGAAGTGCAACCTTGATTGCATTGTCAGTCTTGGTTTTCTGAAGTTCTTCATCCTTCTTCTTGATTGTTGCTTCATATTCAGCAATCTTTGCCTGAATGCCTTCATTGTCCTTGGATGCCTTCTGAAGTTCTGCAATCAGTTTTTCAGATTCAGATGCCTTCTGTGTCAGTGCTTCATGGTCAGTTTTTAACTTTCCATATCTGACATCAAGGTTTTCTTCAGATGCAGTGAAAATCTTGTTCTGCTTCATTTCACCAACAATCTTTGTCACCTGTTCTTCTGTCAGTCCCTGTGATTTCAAAATTTCCTGCAATGTCATTTGTTTGTACCTTCCTTTCCTTTGTCTACAATTTTTACAGGTTATGTCCTGAATTGACATTGGTGGATGTTTTACATCATCCCTGATGTAGTGATTCCTGTGGGAATTGAACCCAACACCTTGACCTTGAAAGGGTCATGTCTTAACCATTAGACCAAGGAACCAAAAACAGAACAGGACACCCTACTGGATGCCCTGTTTCAATCAAAATTTTCAAAATATGCATTTTTGAATGCTTCATATCCTGATTCCTTAAACTTCACATAAGTCTTGGAATCATTGTCCATCTTGGTTCTTGTTTCATCTGCATCCAAAACCCAAGATGCCCTTTGTAGAACACAACATCTGCAATTGCAATCTTCAGCAGGGTCACCAAACAGTGATGGTGCAGATGCCCTTGCACCAGTTGAAGGAATGATGAAATCTTCATCCACATCAACAATCTGACCATCCAGTTCCCTGTGTGTGTCCCTTGTGACTGCATCCAGTGTTGAATCCCACTGTTTCTTTATGTTTGCACCTTTGTTGATTGCTTCATGCATCACATCCAAAGATGCAGATGTCTGAATCCTGTGACCTTCAGTTCTTGCAATTCTCAAACTTCTGTTGTAGTCTACATCAGACCTTCTTTGAACTGCCTTTGCAATTTGTTCATAGGACTTTTCACTTGCAAGACCCCTTGTGATTTCCACCCTGATTGATTCCTTCAGGTCATTCACATTGATTCCAAGTCTTCTGTACAATCCACCACTGACCCTTGAATCAGTCTGAACCGCCTTGGTCATCTGATTCTGATTGACTGGAAATGCAAGTGGAATTCCCTGACCTTGCAGGTCATACAGTGTTCCAATGAATGATTCCTGATAACATCCATGTAAATACTGAACCATGGTGTCATAGTTCCTTGTTTGCATGTCACCATAAATCTTGGACAACTGTTCACGCAACTGCAACTGAAAACCCAACTGATAGACAACTGATTGTGTCTGTTGTCTTGCAAGAAGACCTTCAATCACTTTGTCCACTTCAGCAATTGCCCCTGCATATTGATGTTTCAGGTCTTTCACATAAAGTTTTTCATTCTTCAACAGTTGTTTCTGAACTGTTTTCTGTCTTCTGTTCATCACCTTCACCACCTTCATCATCAGGAACCACAGAATCAAGTTTGGTGATTGCAGAATCCAGTTCATCCTGTGATTCTTTGTCCAAGGCATCCTTCAAATCATCATAGTCCAAATCAAGGATTTCACAGACTGCCTTCAGGAATGTTTCTTCAGGAATTGCAGTCTGAAGATTCAGGAATGTATTGATGTCAGTCTGTCTTGTCTGTGCTTCAGTCAATTCAATCTGTGCATTGTCTGTTGCATTGGTCATGACTTCCCTTGTGAAATCAAATTCCACATCAGTCAACTGATAATCAGTTTCATGTTCTGTGTTGATTTCATTCAGGACAACCTTCAGAATCTTCTTCAGGAATGCCTTCATTCTTTTTTCAAGTTTGTTGCACTTCAAATCAAGAAGTGCATATCTTGAACGGATGACAACATTGGTCACATTTCCATCACCAAGTTGTGCAGAATTGAATCCCATTCCAAATCTGTATATATTTTTTTCATCCAAGTCCAGTTTTGCCTGTCTTGCCTGATATGGAATATCAACTGTTCTGATTTCCACATCACCTTCAGGGTCAACACCAATCATCTTCTTGGTCTTCAGATTGACTGCAAGTTCATCAAGGTTGTCACCCTGAAATCCTTTGACCACATGAAGTGGTGTATCAAAATCCTTCAGATTGTTTGAAAGTCCACATGCCATCAAATCATAGTCATCAATCAGACCTTTGACAGTCTTCAGACCTGATGTCTGTTTTCTGTTGTTGTCCAGTCTGAAGAACGGAACAAAACCAAGTGGTGACCAAAACTTTTCACCTGAATCATCCTTGGTGTACATGTACAGTGGTCTTGGATTGATTTCTTCATCCTTGTCCACTTCCAGTTTTCCATCATCTACCTGAACAAAGAACCATGTCTGATTTTTGTCTGACACCTGAACCCTTTTGATTTTCTTCTTGTTCTTGTCAATCCTGTCTATATACCAGTAAATGACATATTCACATCCATCATCAGAATCCTTTGCACGAACTTCCACAACACCAAGGGAATCTGCACACTGGAAATGAAGTCTGTCATCACTTCCCTTGTATGCATACATATATTCAAACCCTTTGGAAATTGCACCAGTCAGAACATCAGACAGTTCACTGATGAATTCATCATCAAAATATGTGTCCAAGTAGTCCTGAAGAACATCATCCTTCTGTTTTGACAGGATGAATGATTCTGTGTTGGACAACATATATTGAACTTCTTGGTCAACCAGTTCTGTGAAGAATGGATGACATATTCTTGAATTGCTTCTGATTTTGTCTTCAACCAACTGACCATCTGCATTGAAATAGAACATCCTGAAATTCAGAATGTCATGCACTGCATCATAGTATTTCTGACCTTCCTGTGCTTTTCTTTTCTTGTCAGAAAGTTTGTCTTCATTTATCAGTTGAAGAATTCTTTCTTCTGATAACATTCCACCTTCACCTTCCTGTTCCTTAATACATCCAAGACTTGTCAATGATGTCATCTTCAAGTCCATATCTCATTGCATCCATCAGATGATTGAAGTCATCAATTGGAACATTCAACTTTGTTCCAAACTTGTCTGTGTCCCAAGTGTAGTTTGAAATTTCTGTCAGGAAATTCACACATCTTGGATGCACAATGATTTCCAGTTCCTGAATCCACTGGATGCCATTCTTGATGGAATCTTTTCCTTTCTTTGCACCCTTGATTCTTAAACCATAACCCTTCAATTCATCAATGGACTTTGGTTCAGCACTGTCACCTGTGATTCTTTCTTTCTGATAACCCATGTGACAGATTTCATCATATATTTTTCTATTGGAAAGACCTGTCTGATACAGTTCATCCCAAATGTACAACCTTTTCTTTGACTTGGACAGGAACATGACAGGAAGTGCAGAAGGGTCATTGGTATAACCAAAGTCAAGACCACATCTTGTCTTCAGGTCAGGACATTCCTGCCTGATGTCTTCCAGTGTGTATTCTTTTTCTGTCCAATTCTCATAAACAAGACCTTCAACAATTCCCCATCCACCAAGACCTGCAACTGCATATCTTCTTGGATTCTTGGTCTTCATCTTTTCAAACTGTTTCAGGTCATCTTCTGACAACCATTCATTGCAAAGATAATTGGTTGTGATTGCAAGTGTATCTTCATCAGGATGGTCAAAGAATCTTTTCTTCAACCAGTGTCTTTCATTCCAAGGATTGAATGTGATTGTGACCTGTTTGAACAATCCTTCAGGACAATCACCAAGCATTGATTCAGTCAGTGTGTCAAAGTCATCTTCTGACATTATTTCATAGGCTTCTTCAATCCACATCCAACAAAGAACACCAACTTCACATGTGATGGATGTGATTTTCAAAGGGTCATCCAGTCCCCTGAAATATATCTTTTGACCTGTGGGAATGTATGTCATTTCAAGTGGTGATTCTTTGACATCCCACAAATGGTCAACATGTAGTCTGTGAATCGCCCACTTCAGTTCTGTGAAACAGGAATCCTTTAATGTTCTGAATGTCTTCCTGACAACCAAACTGTTTGCATCCTTGTATTTCATCATGTTATAGATGAACCAAAGTGCAGTGGTCTTGGACTTCTTTGACCTTCTTGAACCTTTTACAACTCTATATCTGCCTTTGAAGTTCCAAAAGGTTTTATATCCTTTACCAACCAAGTCAGGAAGATAGATATTGATGTACTTGGTCATTCAAAATCCATCCCTTCCTTTAGTCTGTGACATTCCCTTTCTTTGCACTTGTGTGTCTTCATCAGTCCCCTTGTCAGGACACCTTTGTGATATTCACAATATGCAACTGGATAGAATGTCATGTTTCCATCTATGCATTCATAATCAAATTTGCATCTTTTCAATCCTGTGTGATTTGAGTGATGTTTCTTCTTTCTTTTCCCTTTAATCTTCAAGGTCTTCTTCACCACCAAAGTTTGGTGTTTCAACATTCATGTCCACCCTGTCAGTGAACAGTCTGTATCTTTTTCCAAGAAGTTCCCCT